GAAAATGTAAAATCTGTTTTTGATTATTGGCATTTTACTATGGATGATAATGCAAATTTGTCACAAACGTTTATTGAAAACCAAAAAAAGCTTTATTCAGGTGCGTTTTATGAACGTAAAATTTTAGGACAATGGGTAATCGCAGAAGGGCTTGTATATGACACATTTGATTTAAACAAGCACACTTGCACACGTGATGAAGTATTAGAAATGATTAAGCAAGGCAAGTTTTGCGACTTCTTTTTTGGGCTTGACTGGGGTTGGGAACACCCGACAGGTATTTGTTTGTTTGGTGTTACTTATGAGGGAGTGTATGTGCAAATTGATGAGCTTAAAAAGGTGCATTTTGATCATACAAATGCAAAAGATTGGTTAAAACAAAAACAAACCGAATATGGTAAGTTTTGGAGATTTGGGAACTGTGATAATGCAAGACCTGAACAAAACGCAAAATTAAATGAAGTATTTAGTATTTACGAAGATAAGCCCGTTTCTGTAGCTGATAGTATAGCAATAGTACGTCAATTAATAAACTTTGACAGACTGATAATTTGTAAAGAGAATTGCCCAGAAACTATTCAGGAAATTACAAATTATAGATATCCGCAAGAGTATGAAATAACAGCTAGTACGGATATAGACAAACCGGTTAAAGAATTTGACGATATGATGGACGCTATGCGATATGGGGTTTGGTTCTATGAGGTAAATTACGGAATGAGGTTTAAAAAATAGAATGTTTACAAATTTAGATTTTTTAAAAATTGGTGAGAAATGGACGCCAACAAACGCAACTTACAAAGAAAGACAAGAAAATTATATTACCGGTCGTTGTCTTTATGAAGGTGATTTTGAAACCGTTTTTAAAGAAGTATGGCAAAGTATAGCAAGCCGTTATGGTAAAAATATAGATAAGATTGAACAAGTTATGGTTAAGCTTAACTTGTTTAAGTCGCTTACAGACACTTTTAAAATATTAGCGTTTCAGAAAGAACCTGAAATATGGGTTGGTAATGAAACAAAAGACGAAAAATTAGAAGATTATTATTCACGCAGAAAAACGCTTGATTTATTAAAGAAAGCGTTTGTTTCTTGTCACGCACAAGGTGAAGTAGTATTAAAAGTTTATATTAATTCTGAAAATAAACCTGATATTTCGGTTATAAGCCCTGAAAATTGGATACCGATTTATAATCCTGAAAATTTAGACGAGATTACTGCACACGTTGTCGCAAATACTTATAAAGTTAATAACGAAACTACCATTATGGGGGTTACTGTTAATAATGAAACTACGTATTTGAATGTAGAAATACATTATAAAGGCAGTTATGAAAAGCGTTTGTATGAATTAGACAAACATAATGTTATTAAAAAGCTAGAAAAAACAGAAGTCGTAAAAACAAATTATGACGGTTTTACGGTGTTTCCATTTAACTATGGAACACCTGTTTGGCGTGATTACGGTAAAAGTGCTTATGCTGAAATTATTCCAATTGTTGATGAATTAGTAACAAGAATTTCAAATAACTCCAAAATTCTTGATGATCACGCAGACCCACAATTAATTGTTCCTCGTGAAGCGTTAGAATTTAACCAAGATACAGGCGAATGGGTTTATAAACGTCATATGGCTGCTGTTGGGTTTGGTAAAAATGACGAAAATCCACAATATTTGACTTGGGATGGTAATTTAGCAAGCTCCGAAAACCAAATTAATAAAATTATGGATTTATTCTATTTGATTTCCGGCACAAATCCACAATTATTTGGGCAAGATATAGCAGGCAATTTATCAGGTGAAGCATTGGCTAAAATCCTTATTATTCCAATTGCCAAAACAAGAGAAATGCTTTTAAGCTTAGAAGATGCGTTTGAAAATGCGTTTAATTGCTTACTAAAGGCTCAAGGCGTTGACAAAACAGTAGAAATTGAATTTGAAGTAGGTCAATTTAATAGCCAATCTGATATTACCGCTCGTGTGGTTCAAGAGAAAAATGCTGGCATTACATCTCTTGCTCGTGCAGTTCAAGAAATCAATCCAAGATACACAGAAGAAGAAGTTATGGACGAGGTTAATTTGATTAATAAAGACCGCCAAAGCGAATCAATGACAGATTTAAATAGTTTATTTCCAAATGATAGCGTAGAAGATGAACAGGAATGAATATCTTGAAAACATTGAAATAAAAAACCGCCGTTTGCTTTTAAAAATTTATAAAAAGCACATTAAAAAGCTGAAAAAAAAGATTATTGAAGCTACTGAAAAAGGAAACGACACTACTTATTTGAAAAAGTTGCAAAATCAAGTTAATGAAGAAATAATACAGTTTGAAAAAGAACTTGGTATATATTCTAATACGGCAACTAAAACAAGTTATACTTCTGGCGCAAAAACAGCCGTTGTTGGTGCTGCTGCTAAAGAAATAGCCGGAGATTACGTTTTTGGCTCTACTAACCGCCAAGCTATGCAAGTATTGGCAAAAACAACTTATCAACCGTTATCAAAAATGGCGCAACACATAGGGCGTTCAACACGTGATTATATGAAACGTGAAAATTTTGAAAACACTCAAACAGTATTAAAAGCTTTAGACAAGTTTGTGGATAGTGATTTTTTGCGTAAAACAGGTATTGAGGGAATTGGGGATGTAGTTGTTGGTTCTTCTTCTTGGCAAAAAGCCGCAAGAGAAATAAGAGATAAAATTATACAAAACGGTGCCATAAAAGTGCCTTATTACAATAAAAAAGGTGATGTTATCCGCTTTGTAGATGCCCAAGACTATGCCAAAATGGTTTCTCGTACTACAACAGCTAATGTATTTAGAGAGGGTGCAAAAGATAGAATTTTAGACACATTTGAAGATGATGGGGATTTGGTAGAAATTATAGGGGTTTCGCAGTTTGCTGATTCGCCTTGTGTGCCATATCAAGGCAAGATTTTAAGCCTTTTGGGTAAAACTAAAGGCTATACAACTATTGAAGAAGCTAAAGCAAACGGTTTATTCCACCCTAACTGTATTCATAACTTTGCTGTTACGCAAAAAGTTATTGATATTTATAAAGGTGAAAAAGAAGAAAAGCCAAAAGAACAAACAAATAAAGAGAAAAATAAAGAAGATTTAGAGCCAAAACTAGCTAAAAGTGAGCTTCTTAAGACTCTTGAAAGCAGTAATATTGAAAAAATACCAGTTAAGCGATTAAATAAACAATTAAAAACAGAAGAAATTATTGAGCGTGTAGGTGGTGGCGATATGACAAAGGGTTCTTGTTCTTCTTTGGCGTTTGCATATGCTGGTAACAAGGCAAATATGGATGTTTTAGACTTTAGAGATGGTAAATCTCGTGAGTTTTTCAGCATAACGAAAAATATTTTAAGTGTTGCTAAATTAGATGGGGTTGAAAGTTATATTGAAAAGAGTTATAATGATTATGTAGCTATTAATACCCTTTTAAGAAAGGTTGTTGATAACAAAGAATACTACCTTGCAACTGGCCGCCACGCAGCTGTTATAAGGAAAGTTGATACAGGATTTGAGTATTTGGAATTGCAAACATCCAATAATAATGGCTATAAAAAACTTACAAATGATGTATTGAAAAGAAGATTCTCTTGCCGAAAATCTTATACACGACACGGATCAAAATTTCAAATGTCGAGTGTAATAATAGATATCGAAACTCTTGCTCAAAATACAGAATTTAAAGAAATATTAGAATATATAAATACAGATGTTAATAAACAAAAGAAAGGAATAAAAGGCTTTGCTAAGTGATTTTTATAAAAATAACAAAAATGATGTTATTTGGTGGGCAGCCGATTTAGAATCAATTGGTGAACATCTGTTTAGTTTCGATAAGAAAAAAATATATAATTTATTTAGCGATTATCCACATAATTTAACAAAAGAAGAAATTGAAATTTTTGACAAAGAAAATCCTTATTGGTGCGATTTTTTTGCAGATAGAAAATAAATTTTCGTTATAGAACATTTAAGCCTTGCGTTAGCAGGGCTTTTTTGTTGCTTAATTTGCCCGTTTTGCAATCTGTCATAATCAACTCTGTACATAATAAAAGGAGCGTGAAGCTATGGCAGACAAAGAAAACGGTTCTCAAGGCGTGAGCGTTGAAGAACACCAAAAATTACAGGCAGATTTTCAAGCATTATCTGAAAGTTTTAAAACTCAAGGCGAGAAGTTGACAAAGTTAGAAGGGATTTTTAACGAAAGACAAACAAAAGTTCTTGACAAAGAGGGCATTTTAAAGATTTTAGGTATTGAAAAAGCACCTGAAAAACCAATTGGAGAGGTTTTAAACGAGAAGTTTAACACCCTTTCTGAAACAATTCAAAAACTTGAAGCAGACATCAAAACAAAAGATGCGAAATTAGCATTAAATGAGAAAAAAGCTCAAGTAACTGAACTTGCCAAAAAGTACAATTTCATTGATGTTGGCGATGTTTTAGGCGTGATTGACTATGATAACGCTAATTTTGATGAGCAATTAAAAGCCCTTGCAGAAAGTAAAAAGCACTGGGTACAGGCTGCCGATTACGGTAAATCTTTTGCTGGGGCAAAGCAAAAAGGAAACGACAAAGACGATCCCTTTTTGCAAGGTTTTGACAGTTAAAAATAAGGAGATTTTAAAATGGCTATTAATTATGCTGAAAAGTATTCTGCAAAAGTAGATGAAAGATTTAAATTAGCGTCATTGGTTGGCGCAGTAGTAAACAGAGATTACGATTTTACAGGCGTTAAAACAGTTAAAGTTTATTCAATTGACACAGCTGCTATGAAAGACTACACAAGAAGTGGTAATTCACGTTATGGCACTCCAGCAGATTTACAAGACACAGTCCAAGAATTGACAATTACTCAAGACAGAGCATTTACTTATGTAGTTGACAAAGGCGACGAATCAGAGCAAGCTGGTGCTAAAAATGCTGGCGTTGCTTTAAGAC